AACGTGATTGTACAAAGCGTCCCAATCTTCTACTTCCGGTACCGTGTCTTCATTGATGGATACTGAGTAATCGCCATTCGCAGTGCGAGACAATCCCTCAGCGTCCATTTTCTTTAGAAGCGCCAGGTCGATTTCGTCCTGGGCGGCTTTCAAATCTTTCAGCCGATTGTTCAGCTGTTCGGTTTCGCGCTTAATTTCAGCGCGGCGCTCGATGAGCTCGTTGATATTTACTGTCATGCTATTTTCCTTACTGGGGTAAGTTGATTGAGGATTTGTAACAAGTCGTCCATACGTTCAAGTTTGGTTTGTAGTTTGGTGTATACGTCAGGTTCCCACGTATTGTCTGCTGCGATGTGGATGATTTCTGTTTTCTGCGTTTGGCCTGCGCGGTAGATCCGGCGGTTGAACTGCTGGTAATGCTCAGCGTTGTACGTTGGCGACGCCCAGATAACTGTTGTTGCAGTAGTTAGGGTCAAGCCATGTCCTGCTGATTGCGGATGGGCAAACACGACTTTTAGTTGGCCCGCCTGCATGCGGTCGACGATGTCTTTACGCTTGTTGGCTGGTGTGTCGCCGTCGATAACGCCGTACTCAAAGCCCATTTCCTGGGCCAGGCGGACGAGGTGTTCACGCTCATGCCGCCAGTTGAACGCTACCAACGAGTGTTTGCGTTCGGACACCAGCTGCATTACGAGTTCATAACGTTCGGAGTGTATCCCACAGGCTACACCGTCTTCGGTGTACACAGCGCCAGTGCATAGTTGCAGCAGCTTCTTAACGCGTGCGCCTGCGTTGATTGCGTTGATGGTTTCTTTACCGGTGTAAAGCACCGAGTCGGCAGCCAGAAGCTCGTATTGCTTCATGATGTCAGGAGTCAGTTGTACACACATTGTGTGTACAGATTGCTCTGGCATGTCGATGCAGTCTTCTAGCTGGTAACGAATGTTGATGTCTTTAATAGAGGCTGCAACGATTTCCTGAGCATTGGGCTTGTCTACCCATTCGTTGGCAAAGCCATTGAACCGTGAAGTACAGACAGCTGATCGGAAGCCGTAGAAACGTTTGCCGAGCCGTTCACCGTCATCAACGATCAGTGTTGGGTGCCAGATGTCCAGGATTGTGTTGCTGTTTGGCGTACCGGACATAGCGATGCGGTACTTAAACTTAGCAGCTAGTTTAAGGACTGCTTTGCTACGCTGGCTGTCTTTGTTTTTAAATGCTGTGAACTCGTCGATGCAGATGGTATCGAAGCCTTGAAGAAGCTTTTCGTTTTTGGCTATCCACTTAACGGCATCGTGATTGGTAATGACGATGTCGGCTTTAGATTTAAACGCGGCTTCTCGGTTCTTAGCATAAGCAACAACGTAAGTTAGCTTAGGCTGGAACTTCTTGATGTCGTCTCCCCACGAAGCGGAGAGGATTGACAAAGGGGCGAGTACGAGCATGCGCCCTTCTTTCCGCTGAGCATAAGCGTCGATGACGCTGCGGGTTTTACCAGTTCCTGGATCGGAAGTGATAAGTGCTCGAGGGGTTTTAAGAAGGAAATTAGTAGTTTTAACTTGATGATCAAAAGGTTTAAGCATTAATTTAGTTCTCAGTAAAGATCAGATACTAACTCGAGTTTCGTCAATGTTCAACAAAGAATACAGGTTTTTCACTATGCCAACAGTATGCACAATCGCCACACGAGGCTGCTTTGCCTAGCTGTTCGGGGCATACAACCCCTGTTGCTTGTTGCGGTAAAGCAACAACTTGGGATCGGAACTCGACGTTTAGGTCGTCCGAGAACCGTACCCGCCAGCGGTCGGGAAAGGTAACGTTTAGGTTACCTATAAGTTCTCCGACTGGAGTGTTGTGTCGATGATGTGTGTACCCGAACACTCGTAGTCCAGGTAGAACTAGCAACATAGTCATCCAGAAGCGGACGTAATCTACAGAGTAGAAATCGCCGAGTACATGCAAACGGACAACGAATCCTTGCTCGTGGCGTTTGGACAGTTGTAAAAGGTCCGTGGTTAGTGCTTCCTCAAAATGGGGATGGGTGTGGTCATATCTGTGCGCAAATGGCATATTGTTGCCATAACAGTTAGTCCATTGCTCACAGGTTGGTGGACAAGAGGCTCGTTCTTCAAGCGTCAGGGAAAAAATCGGGAGCCCCTTCCACATTCCTTTGCGGACGGAGCCCCCTAGCTTTTTGTTAGCTTTACCGGATTTCAGCATTGTTAGCGTCGGTTCCTTGACGCTTTTTCTGAACCGGGTTCTTGATAACGTTGTAGCTGTTTGAGTTTGAAGTAGAGTTTTCATTTTGTTCTCGTAACTTTTTAAGAAGTAAGATTATTTCTAGAGCTGTTACCAGCTTCAAGAAAAGGGACATGAGTCCTCCTTAGGTTACGACGAGCTTTTAATGCTCACAAAAAACCCCTCGCTAGGAGGGGTTTGAATGGTCCGTAAACGGACGGTCCTACAGGAGAACTATTTAACACCCCAAGTACACTCAGGATGTTCACCTTTGCCATAGGGACACCATCGACAGGCATCTTTGCTTGGCGTCGGAGTGAAGTCTTCACAGGTGGTCATACCTACTGCGCGGCTGTGGAAGCCAGGAGCGAACTGCATGGCTTCTTCGCGTGTGAATCCGCGCAAAGTTGACTCACCTTTATCTAGATACCAGAGCTCAGTTCGAACGTACTGTAATTCTGGGTAACGGAAGAATGTTGCAATTGCGTAGAGCAAACACTGTTGGGCATGCGGAATCTCGTTGCCGAACTTCTTGCCTGTTTTAAAGTCAATTACTCTTGCGCTGGTGTCGTCCTGGTGGACTAAAGCGTCTAGTTTGATGCGAGCCCAAGTCTGCGGGACCATCCAGCCTACGGGTTCCCATTCGATGCTGAAGCCCCATTCGCCTTCAAGTTCTACTTTGGCGTCCGCAAAAAGCGTACGTAACTCGTGGAACTCGTCTTCGAACTTTTCAAGCTCAGCTGGGAGTTCGCCAATTTCGCCTTTTACAAACTCTTCGGCCAGCTTGTGGATTACTGTGCCTCGGTCTGCCGCAGGGCTAGGCGGCTCAGGGATCTTCTTAACACGTTGAATGTAGGTCCGGTAAGGACACTCTTCAAAGGTCTTGAGCGCCGAATAGGACCAGGTAGGGACAGGACCGAACTTCTCAGGTTTAAGTAAACCGTCTTCAGAGTCCGGCCTGGTACTCTGCGTAAGTTTAATCACTATTACTGACTCAGTTAGAATTGACCTTGTCAGTATATCCAATGTTTGTATTTTGCAACAGTCGTTGGTCTGTGCCATCAAAATAGATGTTGATCAGACGCTGGCGCTCAAGATCGTCAATGTTCCAAATGACTGTTACGCCGCTGATAAGGTTGCTGTCGCGGCTGGCGTTAGGCGCTCGTTTACGAGACGTTTCTACCCCATTGCGACTCATCTGCTTTGTGAACTCACGTTGGGACAACCGGTTACTTGACTCGGTTTGTACGTGGTACACAGTGCGAAGATGCTCCATCGGAATGATGTCGTACTTCTCTTTGGCGTTGGCAATCCAGGTTTTAACAAACCGTTGCGCTGTAGCAACTTCGTTCATGTTCTGAACGTTTGCTGTATTGATATCCAGTATGTCGCTAAAAAACAACAGATTGCCACGCTTAATGGCCTCAGAGAATTCTTCCATCAGCGACATAGAAACATGCCGCATATGGTTCTTAGCCTGGTTATCAATACAGGTATGAACCATGCGCTCGTTAACTACAAAGCTGTGCAAGATGGATCCGAAGGTGAAGAGCTCTTCCTCTAGTTTGTCGAGGTTCTTGAGCAGCTCAGGATGTGCTTCTTCTAGCTTGAACTCCTGACGCGGCGGAATGTTGTACCGACGATCCCCGTTCTCGATTTTTACTGCGTCATTACGGTTGGTTAGAAAAATGAAGTTTGTGAAGTTAGGAACTTCAATTTGGTTGGTGCGCATAGCGCGAATTGTGATGGTGTCTTCTGTGATTTGGTTTTTGAGCTTGTCGGCTATCTTCATAGCACCAAGCGAAGACGAAGCCATGTGAAACTCGTCGACGATTAAAAAGATCGAGTTGCGCATGTAGAGATTGAAATGCTCTTCAATACTCTGCAGTGCTCGCATTGGTACATGCTCGGGTCCAAACAACGGACGGAGTACCTTGCTGTAAAACAGACCTTTACCAGTACCTGGTACGCCACCAAGTACCCAAGCTGTCTTGGCTTTCTTGCGAGTTTGGAATATGTAGGCCAACCAATTAATGAATCGCTCGAACTCTTGGTCACCATTGCCAAGGACATGATGTATCAAGGTATAGATCAGTGGACAGTGGTTCGATATCAGTTTTGCTTGGCCAAACTGTAGTTTAAAACCAAGGTCTTCAGCTCCTAACATGTACTTGGTTTTGCGGTACATGTTTACAAAGTACGGGACGTTGTCGAAATCAATAGCCGGACTGTTCGATGTGGGATCGAACACAACTCGTGCGTCGCGGATAAAGTCAGGTTCCGGACGTCCGTGACTGAGCATGAAGCTTTCGATGCTAGTCTTGCTTGTTGGAATTAGTGGGTATTCTTCCGTGAACTGGTTTAAGTTCGGGTCGAATACGCCGTTGTAGTAAACGTCTGTGTAATAGTCGCGAAGGACAACTGGGTAAGTAGACTTACCAACTTTCTCGAGATGCTGTTGAAAGATCTCGAAGATGCTTTTGTAAAACTCCTTGTCGGCTTTTTCAATCTCGAAGATCGGTTCGTCCTTAAAGTTGTACATGTACGTCGGACGTTCGATATTGAAGTAGTAGCCGCCACTATCTCCGCCGTTAATGTTGCAACGGATCCATGGCATTGCTGAAGTGTCAGCAATTGAAATGGACATTTTGTCTGGGTTTAACAGTACTTCGTGAGCCTGGTGCTCAATCGTCATTGTCTGGTATTTACCAGACTTCTTACGGATACCCTTGGCCTCACGAAGGTCATCTTTAATTTGCTGCCCAATTTGGAAGACAGTCTCTGGGTTAAGACTTGCCATGGCTGCTGCCATATCGAACGTAGCGTTGTCTCTGTCGACTCGAATGATTCGGTCGTCGTCTGAGACAAACGGGTTCTTGGTTGTGTCTTCAAACGTGGGCGGGGATATAAAAATTAGCTTGCTGTTGTCAGCAACAGATACGTCTAATGGGTGTTTAATAGACTGTCCATTAGCGCTGAGTTCCAGCTGTGGCTTTAAAAGGTCAGAGACATAGTTGATGTTCTGCAACCAGAGCTTTATGGACTTAGGTGGCATAGCCACTGTAAGCAACATAAAGATGTGTAACGAGATTCGGTCGCCTTTAAGGCCAAGGCTGGCTGATGCCTGCGCAATGTAACTGACGTTGTGCAACTCAGGTGGAAGCTCAGCGATGATCTGCTCAGAAATCAGTTGTACGTCATTAGCCGTAAGCTTTTTTGAACGTACAATTCGACGAGGCAATGTTATTGCATCAAAGTCAAGTACAAGTAAGTTGCTGACAGCAAGCCTGTCGCTTTTCTGGGCGCGACTTTCGTTTAAAAGTTGACGGCGCAATAAGCCTTTCAGCATGCAGTCGCCTTTTGCAGCATGCTGACGGATCAAATCTTCAAGCTGCATTAGTCCAGCTTGATCGTTTGGTATTGTGTATTCGTGTGAAGTTACGTCTTTAACATATGGGTATGGGCGAGATTCGCCGTTTGCAAAGTAATGCTTGCTGAGTGGAGTGCCATTCGGGCTCTCCAAGAACGTAACTTTCATAATAACTCCCAGAAAACACTAGCCCTTATCTTGCTCTGAAGAACAAGAACTTTCGTCGAGTGTTTCTTTCCGGTCAATAATTACTGACGGGTCAGCGACGAAAGCAATGCGAACTTGGTTGCGATCTATTCGACAAACTTTTACTTCAACAAGGACTTTATCATCGTGTTGAATAACGACGGTTTGATTTAGTCTCCTTGTTAAAACAAGCCTGGACATTACTTGCTATACATCCTGTCGTAGCCACCTTCGGCGGACAACGGTAAGTCCGGAGCCCAGCTGGGTGGAGTGCAAAGATCGTCAATGATTTGAGTCATTGTAGCATCGGGGTTTTGGTCCGAGGCAACAATTACTATTTCGTCATGGACAGTCAGAGCTACGCGTCCGTTAGCTAACTTCTTGTCTAACCTCAATAAACTGTCAGTAATTACTATACGTGACAAAGCCTGGATGACGTTTTCTGTTATCCGCCCGCCGTATGTAGATTCTTGTGCTTGTCCACGGGTGTTGTAAGTCATCCCTTGGGAAGTCATCTGTAGGTTTTCGTACCTAAGTGCCATTCCGTTTGGTAAAACAAGGGAACGGTTTTGGATAGTTAGGACTCCGTTGCGGTAAGTAATCCCGTAGTTGTTCCTATCTAGCGACTGCTTGAGCAGGTTTTCCATCCGCCCCCATAAGAGCGGAATTGAGCTGTAGCTAGACCTGTACGTATGTACAACGTTTAGGGCATCAGACTCTGAAATCTGCATAGCCGGTCCGGCGGCTCCTGATTCCAGAGTAAGTTTGAACTTCTTGTGCCCCATCCCATAGCCAAGACCTAGGATTGCAGTTTTACCTACGAATCGTTCGGTTGGATGTTCTTGTTTATTTACGGGTTTGTTGTAGATTTTTGAGGCAAAGTTACTGTATATATCCTCACCTCTGCGGAACTGGTCAAGGAGATCTTCCTGGCCAGCCATCCATGCAAGCATGCGGGCTTCGATGTTGGATAAGTCTGCTACGTAAACAAGCATGCCTTGTGGGGCTACTAAGCATTTACGTAGTTCACTGCCTCGAGGTAGGTTCTGTAGGTTAATTTTTTCTGTGCCGCCAAAGCGACCTGTGTGTGCGGCGTAGTACTTAAGCGGAACGCTGATGGTGTCGTCGCTATGGGCTACGTCCAGAAATCGTTTTGAGCGTGTTTCGCTGATGCGTGACTTAACTGCTGTTCGAGCGTCCCAAAGAGCTTTGTGCTCTGGGTATTTAGCCATTAGTTGCTTCCAGCCTGCGTCGTTTTTACTAAACGCCGGAATCATGTTGCCGGTGTTTGGGCTACGCTTTACTGGCGCAGTAATTCCGAGGCTTTCAAGATATGCTACGAACTTAACGTTGCTTGACAATACGTCTTTCGGGACGTTGGAGTTTTTAATTAGATCTTCGGCACGAGTGAACTCTTGGCCGTGGTACGTGGTTAGTCGTTCACGGTCAATCTTAAGGATTGGCTGACAGAACATCTTGGTCGTAAGATGAATAAGATCCAACTCAGACTGTGGGTAAGTTGCCACAAGTTTGTTGTAGACGGCGTACGTTAAGTCAACGTCCTGTACGCAGTACTTAGCAATTGCCTCTTCGATGTCAGGCGGAAGATCGTAAAGTCCTTTGGCTTTGACAAGATCTTCGCCTTTGCGCATTGACTCGTCGTCTGGGAATAAACGTATGCTGGTGTCTTTAAGAGACGCAGATAAGCCAGGGAACGCACCGCGTGCCATTGCTGCAGTGTCAAGGTAGTACGCGGGCGTTATGCCGTAGTGTCTAGCTAATATGTATCCGTCAAACAACGTGTTGTGACAAAGCAACTTAACATTGTCCCAGTCAAATTGACGTAAAGCGTCTTCTGCTTCGTCTGCTCCAAACCATTCTGTTGGTTCATTGTTGGCTTTGATACCAACACCCCAGACTTTGAACATATCGTTTTTGACATATTCCATAGTAGTCATTTTAGTAAGACTGAGATTTACGTCGTAGTAAGTCTCAAAGTCTAGGGTCACAAGAGTTTCTGGCACGTCGTTATCCTTCTTCGTACGCTGTAGCGTCTTGCAGCATGCGGTAAATCTCATCGACCCTTTGTTTAGGAATCTTGAGTTTTTCTTCTATTTCAGTAGTAGTGTAGTTATTAAGCAACAAATCGCAGACTTGCATAATTTCTACATTTTCAATGAAGTGTCCCATTGTGTTAGCGATGGGATTCAAGAAGTGCAAGAACTGCGTTAGCTCGTTTGTGAGCGCGGATGCGCGACTTTGCGTAAAGAGAGTTGACCATGACCTGGGCAATTTCTTTAAGGCCTTTGTCTTCAGACAAAGTGCCAAGCGCAATGGCTAAGCTTGTGAGGTTGATTTTGTCGACCGTGGTTACGGCGCGCGGGAAGATAAGCTCTTTCGTGACTTGTGGCATAAAGGTCTCCTACCTTTGCGTTGAGAATAGTTAGTAGATACAGTTCTATCAAGAGGGTAAATATACAGTGGTTCCAAATGGCGCTTGTGAGTGTCGCGTTGTGGCTACCCAAAGCGTTGGTGCGATGCATTCACGTTCGGCTTCTTCAAAGTCGTTTGACTCAAGGTCAGTCAAATACACAATTGCCTGGACGTCCGGGTGGTGCTCTTTAATGTAAGCAAATGCGGGGGCGAATGCTGTACCACCACGGCCCTTGAACGTACGTTTGTCGTCCGTGATTCGTTGTCCACGGTCAAACACATGCACGTCCTGGACGTTAGCGTCGCATTGTATAAATACAACAGACTCAGGTCGGACTTGCGCGAGCACCGCGTCTAGTTCGCTAAAGAACTGAACACCCTGCTCGTCAGAGATAGATCCGCTGGAGTCAGCGACGATTGCAACTTTACCGCAGGCTTCTTCGTACATTGACGGCAGATATTCATCTTCGGAAATGTATGCGCGGTTAGGCTTGCGCCAGGTGAAGTCGTCGTTGGTAAGGTCAGTGAAGAACGGCCAGAGGACCGTGCGCCAGTCAACCTTTGGGTCAAGAATATCGGTCAGCGCAAGCTCGAGGTGACCAGGCATCTTGCCGCGTGATTTAGCTACCGAAAGTGCTTCGCCAACGGCAATTTGCCATTGTGATTCCATTTCGGCAGCAGAGCCAGACTCTACGCTGCCGCTATTAGCGTCAAGCACAATACCCCAGGCGCACGGTTTGTGCTTCTTGGGTTCTTGTTGAAGCTTGTTGTAGATGGCTTCTGCAGACATGTCTTTATAAGCCGGATCTACTAAGCCGCCTTTTGGCAGAATAAAACCTGCATCCACAAGGTGGTTGTTAATAGCGTAGTCGCAAGCAACGTTCCACAAGCTGTGGTCGCGGGCTTGTCTGCGGGTTTGATGGTTAAAGACGCAATGCATAACTTCGTGGGCAATTAGTCCACGAAGCTGCATTTGGTCTAGCTTCCGTATGAAATCAGAGTTATAGAAAAAACTTGTGCCGTCAGTGGCTGCCGTCTTTACATCTTGTTTTTCAACGGGGCGTAACCTCAGGGCTAGTGTTCCGAAGAACGGGTGTTCCATGAGGAGTTGCGATCGCGCCTTGATAAGTGCGCTTTCAGCAGACATGTTAGCCTCCTACTAGTTTTGCGGTGAGTACTACTTCGTTTACCAATGTGTCGTCGAATTGGACTTCTTCTCGGATCTGTTTGGCTCGCTCAACACGAGTGATCTTGGTGTACATACGTGTTTTGTGTTCGTGGGCAACAAACGATTCGCCTGCTGGCCAGGCAGTAAGCAATTGCTTAACCGTCGTGCACGCGTTCAAAAGATCGTTGATTTTTTTATGATATTCATGTTGTTCAGAAAAGTGATCGATGATGTCTTTAGAAAGCTGTTGCAAAGGGCCAGCAAGATCTGCACGTACCTGTGGACTAAAGTCTTCAAACGAAAACTCTGGGGTTCCCCAAGACGAGCCTCGAAAAAGCTTGATCTGAGGAACCATTTCAACCTGAATGGTTTTGTTATTGTTTTCTACAAAAGAGCTAGCCCCAAAGTTAGTTTTAGAAGTTAAGTTAATACTAGCGTCGTTGGTTTGATTTATGTTGTTAGGCATTCCACCAAAGGAAGTGAAAGTGTATCGGCTACGGCTTTCGTACAATTCCTTAAGGACTTTGTATGCTTCGGATCCGATGATACCGTCGCGGATTCGGTCAGAAAGCCAAGTGGTAGGTTTAGGTGTAGGTTTAGCAACCTTGAAAGCTTCCATAGCATTACGGTGAATGTCGCTACGGATTTCGTTGGTTAGTCGTACGGAAGCCATGTGATTCTCCTTAGATGACTACTTCTACGTTAGCGGTGGTCCAGTCCTTAAATGACTTTTCGTTAATCAAAGTACGTTCCTTGGCCAGGCAGTCGCGGACAAGAACTACTTGGAACTCGCGTGGCAAACGTCTGTTGTAACGCATGATTGCGTCGAAGTTCAGCTGGTCTACGCGAGATGCCAATGCACCGGCAATTGCGTACAAAGCTGATGGGTCGCTCGGGACGTGGCTGGTTGACGGGTTCTTGATTAAGTCTTCGATATCAGGCAGATCCTTGTGGATTGCCTTGTGGGCCAAGTATTCGCCAGCCGGGCCGTCGCCAACGAGCGATGCAACGCCATAGAACATGTCGTTCATATGTGGCAACTTGCGGCTGACCATCTCCCAGGTACGGGGTGACGGAAACGCGTAGTCGTTAGCGTCCAAGCTGTGAAGCAGACTCGGGCGGTAACGAAGAAACGAGATCAAACTATCGTCTATTTTGTTACGCAGTGCCCAAGCTACCCAGTCGTCGATGTTTGCTTCGAGCGTGTAGTGCGCAAAGCGGTTCTTGACCGGGGTGGGCATCTCGTGAACAGCAGCACGATCTTGCGACCGGTTGCCTGCGGCAACAATAATGGTGTTTTCGGGAAGAACGTAAGTGCCGATCTTGCGATCGAGCGTCAACTGCAGCAACGCGTTTTGCGTAGCTTTGGGTGCATTGGGCAACTCGTCGATGAGCAGCACGACGGTGCCTTGGTAGTTAGTGTCGGGGTAATCCTCAGGCACGCCGTAACGAGTACGGTATGAACCATCGGCTTGCTCGACAACCTTGAGACCGCCACGAACGTCGACGGGGTCGAACAGGTTGGCACGAAGTTCGAAGACCTTGGCGTGTAGGTCGTTGGCAAATTGATAAACAATCTGAGACTTACCAAGACCTGGCGGGCCCCAGATCATGCTCGGCACGCGGGCCAGAGCGTTGGCTTTAAGTTCGGACTTGAGCTGTGATGGGCGGATAGTACGCATTTGTTACTCCTTAAGTAATGCGGTAGGTCTAACCTCTGACCAGTTACAGACAAGTACTCTTGGCTTGCACTGGTCACCAAGAGCTTGGTTCAGGGGGGCTGAAGTTTGTAACCGGCCAGAGGCCAGATGTTCGTTAACGGTTTTTAGTTTTAATAACAGTGACCCAAGTTAGCTTTCTATAGGGAAAGCGCTTGGTCTTGATCCACTTAAGTTCTTCTTGTGGCACGTTGCGTTTAGCCCACCACAAGAATATGGATATGAGGGCACCGGCCCAAAGGCCAGCCATCATGCCCGCGAAAGTACCGGCAAATATCCAGATAAAAAAGAACGTAAGTACTACGTCCAGGAATATGTCGTACTTTGCGATGCGGCGAAGGTTGAGTTTGAGTAGCAAGAAGATCATTGCTATTGCAGCAAGTAAGCCGGATAAGAAGAACATTGTCAGTGCTCCGTGATTAGTTGTTATTTTGTATGGTTAATGTTTTTAGTTCCCAAAGAGCTATCCAATGGTGAAACTGGTCAGGCAAATTGTATTGGGGGTAAGTAAGTGGGTGTTGTTGTATGTGATTGTGTGCTTCGATAACAACATTAGGTTTTTCCAGGGCAAAGTCAGATGCTCTTGAAAATAACCAGTTACGCATTTTGCTAGCTATGCGTGGTGTGTTTTTTGGGTACCATGTTTCTTTTAAGTGCAAGCTGTAATTTAAATAGCTAACTCCGTTGAAGTCAGCAGTAATAAACATGTTTGAGTATGTGTCAAAGTCTATTAAGTGCTTTTCTTTTGGCACAGGGTTGTATTTGGCTTTGTTCATAACTGTTACCAGTAATGTACTCCGTTACGCTTACACGCCCAATTGGGCGGCGGTACGCGACGCCATTCGTAGTCTTTTATTGCATTGAGTCGTCTAATGAAGTCTCGGAATGTCCTGAACATACGGTCCTCACTTCTTGTGGTTGATGTCGGTTCCGTCTAGCCAGATTTCGCAGTTGCTACCCCAGGCTGAATCGGAACCGCGTTCGTTTTTAAACTCTTCGCGCTTGGCGTATTGATGCCATTCTTTACCAGTCATGCGAAGTTGTTGGTTTTTTGTATAGTCCCAACCGTAGAACTTGGTCCGTGGTGGGAGCTTCATCTAATTAGTCCACCCTTGTTATTGAAGCCTTTGATTTCTTCACGGTTGGCTGGAACCATGTAGTTGCTTTTATGCAACGGTAGCACAGTGTGCTTGACCTGCTTGGCGTGTTGTTCGCCGCACTGCATGCAGAGCTCGTAGCCGAGCGCAACACGTCCGGCTGGCACGCTGTTGTTCTAGCAGGCGGTGCATAAAACGCAGACCGGTTTAGGGCTCGTGGTCGCAGAAGTCATCGTCGTCTTCGTCAATGATGTCGGGTGAATCAGGGAACTCAGACGCGTCGAGCACGGGCTGATCGCAGGCAGCTGATAGCCGCTTTGCAACCGAGCGCAGTTCGTCGATGTCTTCGCCGACAAGAAACGTCTCGCTGTAGCTCGAGGGCGTACCGTCGTCTTCGTAATACACCTCGACAAATCGGTAGGTGGTTTCGGGTTCACCGAAAAGGGTTTCGGTTACTTCTTTAAGGACTCGGTGATTCCAATGCATGGTTTTATCCTTTGTGGTCAATGCAGCCAAAGTCTTGGCGGGTATAAAGAGATGCGCTGTAGTCGCTCGCGTCTTGAACGAACGCTCGCTGGTTTTTGTACTTATCGCTGATTTCTCGGGTGAACGGCTCTTCGTCGAGCCATTCGCTGGCGTCCCACCACATGACGACCATGCGGCAAGTGCCTATGTTCGAGGTGAAGGTGGTTTTTGCTTCTGTATCGGGTTTGCTATTCCACCGACGCCAGTGCTTGCAGGTGCTGCAAGTGTTCATGGTCAGTTGGCTCGCGGTGGGGTCAGTTCAGTTGTGCGCCGCGCGCAGTTTTTTATAAAGTCAGCGAGGTTGTCGATCTGCACGTCGATTTCCTGAAAACTAAGGCGCTTTTCTGTAGACAGATGCAGCGCACCGAACACGAACCCAAGGGTTCCGGATACGGTGCTGACAAACTCGACGAGGTTTTCGCCATCGATGCCCTGCTCGACTAAGTCGTCGAGAGCGGTTTTCATGATTTGTTTTGTTTTGAGGTTCGTCATTGTCTGGTTATCCTTTTGTGTTGGGAATAAAAAAGCCCGCTTGACCTGGTGGCCAAACGGGCTGTGGTAATAGGTGGAAGTTAGGGCTGGATAGAGGGTTAGCCTTCTCCAAGCGTCCGGTGGAGGCGATACATTACTGCTCGCCAGGCCCTAAACTTCCGGTTCGATAATTATGGCACGCTATCAGTCCGGCGGCCAGAGGTTGATCCTTCCCCGCCTCGAGGTAACTCGGTTAGCGGGGAAGGACCGTGGTCGTTTTGGTTAAGGGTGACGACCAACCTTTCTCTGGGTTAAGCGGCGCGGAGCTGCTTCATGAAGTCGGAGACTTCGTTAGCTTCCTGCTCCTGCTGGAGACGGGCGACGATGTCGTCCATAACCGGCAGTGCCTCTTGGAACGACTGGCATGTTTTCTCGACGTACCAGTTGCCGTCCTCGTCCTTGGCGCGCTGCTCAAAGTGGTAGAGCGGAGCGATGTCGGTGAGGTACGCCATCTTGGCGGCGAGCAAAGTGTGCAGGCGGGTGAGCGCCATGAAGTCGCTATCCACCAGCTCGGGGATACGCTCGTTGCTAGCGTAGACACCGACGTAGTCACCGACATCTTGTGAGAAGTCGATGCCGTTGCCGAAGTCCTGCTTGTCGTTCGCCACATACAAGCGGCGAGCGGCCCAGCAGACACCGTTCATGACAGACTGAATGAAGCTGAGTAAACGCTCTGGCTTGAACGGCGGTCCCTCGACCGGGACTCCCTGCTCAAGCTCGGCGGTCACTGCAGCCTGACGAGCGCGCTGCAAACGGAAGAATGCAAGAGCAATACGCTCGAGCGGGTCGTCCGCCTGCTGAGACTCCACGTACTTGGCGATGGAGCCAAGGGTCGTGTTCTTCTCTGACATGTAGCCGATAACGTTGGGAATGAACGATTGATCTTTAATAGTCATGATTAGTTACCTATGGTTGTTACTTGTACTCGGAAAGCAGCTTTGCCAACTGACTGGCAAATTCTGCATCGCCAAACGCTGTATCGATATCAACGTCTGATGATTCGTGGTTAGTCAACTGGTGCTCGTGGTCAACGAGCCAATCCCAGTGGACAGTGTTCAGATTGAGGATTTCATATGGATTAGACATGGTTAGTTCCTTTGATTATTTGGATACGTCGTCTAAGTCATCTTCTATATCTAGCAACAGAATTGTCATTAGTGCCAGCATCACCTCATCTGGGTGATCTTTAGCGTACTGAATTGCCTGGCGTAATTTGTTAGTGATCCGTTGTCCGTTGCTAGTTGTTAGTGGTAATTGCAGTTGTCGCATATTGGTTACCTTTAGTTAGTACACAATGGTCACTGACCGTGAGCCCGGAACGGGCGAACGTTCTAGAACTCCTCCGTTGGAGTTTCCAGTTCGCGCAGCTTTTCCTCTGCCATCATGCGCATGTGCGCCATGGAGTAGATGGCATGGGCTGCTTCGTTAGTGAGGCGAAGGGTTTCATACATGGCCTTGGAGTCCTGGTCTGGGGAGGACTGCAACGAGCTCAACGCCCGTTGCAGTGAGTCAACCGCCAGTACGTAGCACTGTGTGTGGTTCATACGGGCGGGTGTCCGCAACCCCAGCGGTGCCAAGAGGCAATGTCTGCGGCTTCGTCTTCGGTTTGGTAGTAGTTCGACATCCGGTCATAAGGCTCAAGCCACCAGCGGCTAGCGTTCTGGTCGAAGTTAAACCCGGCACGTCCGACGTACCAGCCTGCGCCTGAGCGCATCGGGATCGGAGGGCTAACGACAAGCGTGCCGTGGGGGAAGGTGGTAGAGAAGTTCTGGTTTACGAAGTCTAGGAACTGGCTGAGGTTAGCGACGGGGGCGTCATCACAGTAGATGACTTGGGGGTCAAATAAGTCGTGCTGTTGTGGTTGCGACATGGTTTGGTTTTCCTGTGTCAGTCGGTATAGAAATGGATGCTAACGGCGTTCCCGAAACGGTGGACTTCGGTGCCGAACGTGTTGTGATCGTAGCCTTTGCTCTCGATGTACTCGACGAGCTGCTGGTTAGTTAAGTTGAAGTCGTTGACCTCGAGGGTGTGAACGTTGCGGCAGTAGAGACGCTCGCACCGAATGTACTGAATGGGCTCTAGTGTCATGTGAGTACCTTTGGTTGTTATGTAAATGAATCAATTGAACATCTGACCGCGAATCGGGAACCGATGAGCGTTGTACTGTATAAGTGGACAGTGGTTAGTGGTCAGTTTTGATTACTAGTTTGAGTTATCCACAGACTGTGTGCAGGCAAGGGTCTAAATGTGTGCAGCAAACAAGCCAATGTGTGCAGCAAACGAGGGGGTGTGTGCAGGCATTTTTCCTTATAAATCAATGTGTGTTCACTGTGTGCAGGCATTTTTTCAACTTCGCAGAAAAAACACATGTATTTCTTTGAAAAACGTTTGCTCTCAAAATGAACTTAAAAAACCCTGCACACACTGCACACACTGCACACATTTCGTGTTTGCAGATTTAAAGTGTTTGTGGATCAAGGACTTAGCTGTGTGCACTTGCAACAAAGTTGCCTGCACACATTCCTGCACACAAACCGTAATGGCTGCACACACCCATAACGGGCGACTGACCACGGACCATGGACAACTGGCCATGAGCACATGACCTATGTCCACTGGCACATGACAGGTGTTGCGTGCAAACAACAACTGACCACGGTACGTTGACCGTGGTCAGTGGCTAGTTGTTAGTCGTTAGTGGCCAGTGATGCGAGGATGCCGATGGATGAGAGACCGGTTGCGATGAGCAGCGAATAGCTGACCGGGGGCTCAGTGAAGAACGAGCCGATGAAAGTGATGTTCGCGAGGATGGTAAAGACTAGTGAAGTCTTAGCATTGGTGAAGGACATTGGATAGTTCCTCGTGGTTAAAGATGGGAGGTTGGAGGTCCCTCCCGATTGGATTAGCTGAAGAGGTTGAGTACGCCGAGGACGAATAGAGCTGCCATGTCAGGCTTCTCTTTAGCGTAGGTGACGACAGACTTGGATGCTTCTTTTGCTTTCTCAGCAGCGATATACATCTTGTCTGGTTGTTCGTTGTTGATGTCGTTGTTGTTGGTGGTTTGATTATCCATGAGTAATTACTCCTAGTTAGTGAACAGATACACAATAATCACTGACCGCGAGACACGAAGTGTCGAGCGTTGACGGTGGGGGTTACTGGGCGACAAGGTTCCACGATTCTGGTTAAAAACAAGGTTCCAATGGTTAAATTCCGGGAAAAGGGTTGGTGCTGGAGGCGAGGGGGGAGATAGTGAACGAGTAAAATAGAAGAAAAAACGCATACCCTTACCCCAAAAAAATTTCTGCAGAAAATTTCTATAGGAAAATTTTGCAAGATCAGGGGTATACTCCGCCAACCTCATCCGGCGCAGGAGATCGACTGTCGGTCTTCCGGAGAGGTTGTACTAGTGTCAGACACTAAGACATGCGCTCGCTGCCAGACGGACCTGCCCATAACGGCCTTCGAAGCCATGAAAGGCGGCTACAGGACGATATGCCGCCCCTGTCACCAAACCACGCGCCGCCAAAAACGGTCCACGGGCTACGAACCGTACTTGGCGAACCTCGTATCTATAAGCAAGAGTAAGAGCCGCAGTCGTGGGTTCACAGACTACGAAGTTACAGCCGAGTACCTCGCAGAACTCTGGCAACGGCAAGATGGCCGTTGTGCGATATCGGGGGTCGTTCTTACCCATCACAATGACGGGTCGGGTGCTAAGGACTTCAACGCTAGCATCGACCGAATCGACAGCCAGCAAGGATACACCCCCGGCAATGTGCAGCTGGTCGCGCTTCGCGTTAACCTCCTCAAGCAGAGCTTAAGTACGGATATGCTGTACTGGTGGGTGAAGACTATCTACCAGTACTCTTGTGATTAGACAGGGGCGGGGCTAATATAAATGCTGCCGAAAGTCCAGGTGTTCGCGATAGAGGGCTTCGAAGACGCCATTATCGGTACAGCGTATCGCGGTGGCCACGAAGTCTTGGTCTATGACGGGTGGTTGTTTGAGGCAATTGCTGCCTTAATCGACCCCAACTCGACCAGTATCCACGAATATCTGACCAAGATCCGCTTGCACGAGCTAGGGGATCGGGCACCTGTTCTTGTTTATCTGGACGAAGAAGTT